GGGAGAGCGCCTGCCTTGCACGCAGGAGGTCAGCGGTTCGATCCCGCTATTCTCCACCATATATGCTGAGTAAGCCAACTAAGTAGAAGTACTAGCCAGTTCGCAGCTTGCCATCCACACTTAATGGGCACCTATAAATAATTATGATATAATTCAGTACAGTAAACAAAAAGGTTAAAATATGAAAGACAAGTATGATGTACTAAACGATGCTATAGAAGAGTTTATTCAGGATGCTAGCTTAAGTAGTTAGTAAAAAATGTGTGTTGAGTGCTGATGAGGTTTTAGGTAAGCTAGATGAAATAGCTCTCCCATATGAAAAACAATGTGCAATTGCAGTATATAACTATACAAATAGAATACAATAAGTGGGTATGCCGGACTATTTATACGGTATGGCAGAAGTAGTTGTGCTACAACTCGTTTGGTTCATGTGAACTAATGGCTACCTTTAGTTGGTTTAAGGTTGTGTTATGTACACTTATAAAGTAAATTCATACCACACCATAAAGGACATAGATGAAACTTGTACTAGAACCGGAAAGACCAGAGATAGACTCAATTTGGGAAGAATACGTTCCCATCCTCCAGAAAGACAACAACTACTATATACACCTCACAGAAGAAATAGTCTCACCAAGTGAATACAACAAAACATGTTACTTACTAGAGAATGCACTAGAAACAGATGTAGTGCACTTGCTAATCAACTCGCCTGGTGGGCTATCCGATTCTGCGTTCATGGTAATCAATAGTATGATTAATTCAAAGGCTAAGATAATTGGTAGGATAACAGGCAATGCGTCAAGCGCTGCTACAATGATAGCGATGTACTGTGATGAGCTGATTGTAGGTAGATTTTCTACTATGATGTGCCATAACTATAATCATGGCGCACAAGGTACAGGAAACCAAGTTAAGACATACGTAGACTTTATAGACCCAGAATTCACAAAGGTGGTTAAAGAAGTGTATAAAGACTTCCTTACACCTGCAGAGATGAAAAGAGTGTCATCTAACGATAAAGAGATATGGTTGAATGAGCAAGATATTCGAGCACGTTGGGATAATAAATTAGCTAAAAGAGCTATAGATAAGGTTGTGTAATGTCTAAGATATCCGTGGATACAAATATACTTATTAATGATAGTAGTATCCTATTCGATACTACTAAGGAGTTCGTAATTAGCTTCCAGGTACTCAGAGAACTGGATAAGCTGAAACGTAACCCAGATTTAAAGCGTAGTGCTCAAACAGCTATCAAGAACGTAAAGGTACAGCTACTTGCAGGTAAGATAAAGATCCTCAACGTGCCAACACTAACTGAACTGGGTGATTCACCAGATGAATGTATATTACTTGATACATACAATAGTGGTGCTAACTTTCTGAGTGAGGATATAAACGCCACAGTTATAGCTATGGCTTTAAGTATACCCTTATCAGATATGGATGCTGAGGCAGCTATAGACTATGGGTATACAGGGTATAAAGAAGTAACTATAAATGATGAGTACATTAAGACATTACGAACACTGAAAGAGATGCCACAGGCAGAGTTCGAAACAACTATGTCTATAGTGCTGGGCATCAATGAATACTGTATAGTGTGCGATGGGACAGAACTTCCTGATATATGGAAAACTAAAATAGACATAGTTAACGGGGAAAGTGTTAGTAAAGTGGTTCGCATATCACAAAAAATGTCACCATACACCAGTGCTGGGGTGTGCGGCGTACAACCATTGGATACTATGCAAATGTGTGTGCTAGATGCTGTGTTTGATACAACATGCCCTTTAGTAGTGGTAGACGGTGTATTAGGGACTGGTAAGACTATGCTCAGTATGATGGCGGCATTGGCCACTACACAAGGTGAGAAAAGGTACCAACACTACGACCAAGTGTTCGTAACAGCATCACCGGAGTCAGTTAATAAGAGCCTATACACTGGGTACAAGCCCGGCAGTAGCGAAGATAAGTTATCAGGTCACTTATCAGGGTTTAAGTCGAACTTGAAGTTCTTACTAGACCCTAAAAGAGTTAAGGAAAACAGAAAGATTAAGAATCCAGACGAGGAGGAAGAAACTCCTTCTGAGAAGGCGTGGCGAAGTAACTTTAGTGTAGTTGAGATTGATGAGATGCAAGGTATGAGTTTACATAATAGCATACTGCTTGTGGATGAGTCCCAGAAACTAAGTGAAGATAGCTTAAAGTTGATACTATCTCGTATAGCTGAAGGCTCTAAGGTTGTGCTTATGGGAGATACCGTAGGACAGGTATACTCACTCAACCGTGGTCACGAGGGGTTTAAAGTACTCCTAAGGCATTTAGGTAAGTCACCAGAGATGTGTTATATCAAACTTGCGAATATCTACCGATCAGAGCTAGCTAAGTTCGTTGCTAAGATATTCAATGACTAAGTAAGGTATTGTTTAAGTGTAATGTAGTATACTACTACACTTAAACAATACAGGGAGTTACGATGGCTTGTAAGTCTAAATCTCCTAAACCGAAAAAGTAACTAAGTAAACACACCTCCTCCACCTCTTTACAATGTGCCAACGAGGGGGTTTTCCAGTATAAGGTTCCCCAAATGCTTCCCAAACGAAAACAACATAAAATTAGAGAGAATGGAACTGTTTACCTAATAGAAATTACATTAGGAGACGACATAGTGTATAAGGTTGGTGCAACAGCTAATAGTGCGAGGTATAGGGTATTACAATTGATAGCTGGTATGGAGAAGGAATATGGATACTTCCCTCTGGTTAGGTTACTTAAGGAAGAGCGATGCGCAAACTACTACCAAGTAGAGAAACGAGTACATAATCAGTTATCTGAGTATAGGTACATAAGATGCAGGACATTTGATGGTAGCACAGAGGTATACAAATGTGGAGCTGAAGATGTACTTAGAGTATACAATACAGAGCTATTCAATAGTAATGATATAGTAGAAAATGATGAGCTGTTAGAGTGGTAATGGCGAATACTTCAATACGACTTCAATATAAATATGGTATACTACATAAAAATAATATGTAGGAAGCACTAAATGAGTGAAATAAAAGCAAAAGATATGGCGAATTATCCTGTTACAGATGGTATACCGTTGGATAGAGAGACACTAGTTAAACATATGCCGAAGGGGTTTAGTGGTAAGATAACCGATGAAATACTAACTATGCTAAATAATGTCGAGAATGACACAGGTATGAGTAAGGAGCTATTCAGTGAGCAGTTATACTCATACACCCACTTACTTACAGGTGGGGTAGGGATTGAGACACTATCCAATGCTATAAAGTTCGTGAACTTACGTATGCTTCCAAAGATGGGAGCTGCTAAAGCATTCTCTATAGTGTTCCCGGAGAAAGCTAAAGAGATAGAGGATAGAGGTGCAACAGTAGACTCATTCGCATCTATGTATGCTGGAACTAAAACGGTTGTAGCTGTACAAAAGTTAATACTAGTTCCAGTATATATATCACATGCTCCCATACATAATGCTATGTTAAAGAAGTTATTTGACTTGAGCAATGGCATAGGTGCTAAAGCTGATGATAGGGTAAGCCCCACTGTGCAGATGAATGCTGCTATAGCACTCCGTGATGCAACTAAAATGCCAGAGGATAATAGTGTAACACTCAAGATAGGTATGACAGATGACGCTACGAAGATACAGCAAGGACTGTTCGAACAGCTAGCAATGAATAGTGAGCTGCAGTTAGCTGCATTGAGGTCTGGTAGGAGTATAGGTGAGATTCAAAGGATTGGTGTAAGCACCGATAAAATCCTAGAAGCGGAGATTGAGTAATGGCTGAGAAAACAGAACTAGAACTATGGGATGAACTGCCTGGCGTAACAGGTGATGAGGATAGTATACCATACAAGAATTGGCAGGAATATGAAGTAGCTGTAGCAGAGGGTAAGGACACAGTACCAGATGTACCAGTAGTGAGAAAGCTGCCAGGTAGAAAGGAGTATGAGTTCAGTGTGGATAAGGCACTAGATTCAATCGACTTGACGTTCAATGGATACATACCAAGTAAAGAGGCTATAGAGTTCTTCAATATAATTAGATTAGTACTCGGGGAAGACCCAGAAGTTAATAATAGCTTAATGCATTATTTCCTAGTAGATTTACTGTTTGGGAATATAGAAAGAAATCAGTACCCGTACAGCAAAGAGATACAAGATAAGCTTAGGATTAATAGCAGAAAGGTGGCAATCATTGCGGCCAGAGGTAGTGCAAAATCGACAATAGTTACAGCGTTCTTCCCGATATATGTGGCTATAACAGGTAAGGTACCAAACTTTGGTAGCTTGATGTTCATGGTAGGATTTGGTGATAGTCAACAAGCGGGGGCTAAAGTACAAGCTAACACCATACGTGATATATGCGAAGATAGCGCCTTCTGCAAGGAGTACTTCGAGAAGATGAGATTCACTGACGAAGAGTGCGAGTTTATAAGAAAGGGTCCAGAGAAAGTGCGAAAGCGGGCATTCATGTATAAAGTAAAGGGAGCTGCAGGAGGATCAGTGCGTGGTATTCGTTACAAGACTGAGCGTCCAGGTATGATACTATTTGATGACATCATCAAGAATGAAGCAGACGCTAATTCAGATGTAATTATGGCTAAGTTACAGAGTATGATATATCTAGATGCAGAGAATGCGCTAGGGTCAATGAAAGGTAAGGTAGTTATCATCAACACTCCGTTTAACAAACGTGATCCAGTATATAAAGCACTAGAAAGTGGAGTATGGACACCAATATGTTTACCTATATGCGAAAAGATATACTCAGGTATGCCCCGTGAGCTATATAGGGGTGCATGGGAAGAAGCACATAGTTATGATAGAGTAATGGAAAGATATGAGGACTCAGTAGGTACTGATACACTACGTGGATTTAACCAGGAGCTAATGCTTAGGATTGCAGATGAAGGTAGTAAGCTAATCAAAGATGGACAGATACAGTGGGTCAGTCGGAAACTGCTTGAGAAGAATTTAAATAACTACAACATATACATAACAACTGACTTCACGGCTAGTAATAGTAAGAAAGGCGACTTTAGTGGTACATTCGTTTGGGCACTAAGTAGTGGAGGTGATTGGTTCCTATTAGATATGAGCTTAAAGAAGTTAGGTATTTCGGAGCAATATGAGCCGTTATTCCATATGGTTACTAAATGGGGTGGTAGGCACGGTAGGCAAGTTACTGTTGGCGTAGAGATAGACGGACAGCAGCAGATTAATTTACACGTGTTAAAGAAGATGATGATTGAAAAAAATACATACTTCACATTCGCTAGACAGATTGGGCAACCATTCGGTAGCGAGGGCATTAGCAGACGGCGAGCGGGTGGTAAGAAGCATGAGCAATTTATGCGAGTACATCCACTATTCCAAACTGGTAAGATGTTCCTCTGTGAAGAGCTACAAGATAGTCCAGATATGGCTGAACTGCTAGAGGAACTAGGATACGTGACGTGGGAGGCAATCACTAGCACACACGACGATGGGCTGGACTGTGTAAGCATGCTACCACATATGGAAGTTATATTACCAGCTAAAGTTGTAGTCGCTATGCATAAAACAAGCGCCCATCAAATGTGGGGATTTGAGGAGGAAGATACGCAAGAGGTTAATGGGTATGCTGGATACTAAGGTGTAGTAAAGGATAGTTAGTGTACTATACTATGTAAATAAATAGGAATGTAGCATGACACTAAAACGACTTAAAGCAACTACTAATGGACTACTAACTGCTGATAATACTTTAACTGAAGATCCTGAGGCTGTTTTAGGCTTACTAGAAATGGCGTTTAGTGATGTTATCGCACATGCAGATGCACTACATCTCATGACATTAAATAGAACCGGTAATATCTTTCGATTAGCACAAGGTAAGTATGTTGTTAGAATGCCAGAATTACCTACAACAGACGAAGATGAATTAGATCTTGATAATGAGCTATGCTTCGCGGTTGCACGTTTTATGGCCAGCTATATGAGCGAGAAAAAGAGTAGTGTGCATTTCACTGAAGCAAAAAGACTTATACGTAATTACAATAGTAAAGTCTTTGAAATACTAGAAACAATTAAAGACCAAGGAGACGGTACATATGACACTAGCCCAACTCACTACGCTTAATGATAATAGTTCCGAGCGTGAGCTTACTATTGATGACGGTATAGCGTTTGCTAAAGAGTTACTACATGCGGAAGAAGC